GCCGTCGTCGACCTGCACGCGCACGGCGTGCGTCTCGAACTGGAAGGGGATGATCGCGGACATGGTCACGCCTCCTCGGTGAAGGTCAGCCGGAACGACGGCTTGCCGGGCTTGACGGTGCGGGCAGCCTCGAAGTGCGAGCGCAGTGCGGTGGGCCAGTTGTTGAAGCGCGACTCGGGCACGCTGAACTCGACGTCGAGGTAGTCCTCGACCCGTTCGCCGGAGGCGGCGATGCGCTGGGCGATGGCCGCCAGCTGCGGCTGATCCCAGGACACGCGCTTGGGCTGGTCGGCCGTGACGCGCAACGGGCCGTCGCTGAAATGGACGGTGCCGAAGTCCTTGCCCGAATCGGCGCGGGCTGCGCGCTCCAGTTCGCCGAAGCGGCGGACCAGTGCGGCGTCCAGCTTGGCCTTGGCCTGCTTGGTCCAGTCCTGCAACTGCTCCAGGTTGTGCTGGACCTCGGCCAGTTGGTCGGGAGGCAGCGCCTCCAGTTGCGCCACCGACATCTCGGTGAGCTGGGCGGGGTAGATGGTGAGATCGCTCATCGTTGCCCCCTTCAGCGCACAGCGCGCTCGGACGTCGAGTCGTGCAGCGCGTAGCGCTCGAAGTCGACGACGGCGTCGAGCGGATAGCTGACGCGCTTGGACAACTTCAGGTAGCGGGGCCCGCGACCTTCACTGCGCCAGCGCTGCAGGGTCTTGGGGCTGACGCCCCAGCGCTGCGCGAGCTCGATCTCCGTCAGTACGCGACGGTCACTGGGGGACAGGCTGTTGATCGCCTGGTGGGGCGACCGGGGAATGGTGCTTGCCGTTGTCGGCATGGAAGCCTCCTATGACGCTGTTGAGGAACAGGTGTCATTGCAGGCTTCGGGTGGCGAACATAGGAGGGACGCAATGGCGAACCACGCCGGAACTTCTGGTTCGCCAATCAGCGCGATGCCGGAAACGAAGACGGCGAGCGCAGGGCTCGCCGTCGTGTTGGGTGTCTGCCGATCTCAGGCGGTGGTGCCGTCGAATCCGAGCGCCTTGCGCTGCTCGGACCAGTCGCGCGGAAGCAGTTCGTGTCGGCCGCGCAGCACCTGCAAGTTCAGGTGCCGGGGCTGTCGACCATCGAGGATGGACTCGATGATGTCGGGAGCCAGCATGGTGAGCCGGAGGACTTCCGCCACCCAGCCAGGCTCAAGCTTCAGCACCCGCGCGAGATCGGTGGCGGTCGGGTGGCGACCCTCGTCGAGCAGGCGCTTCCAGTAGAAGGCCTTGCCCAAGGTCTTGATCATCGGGACGTCGAGCCCGCCCGATGCCCGAGCGGCTTCCCCGGCCGTCGGAGGAATGAGCAGCTTGCGGTTCTGCCGACGCTTGATCGTCAGCGGGACGAGGGTCACGCGTTGCTGTCCGCTGACGTAGCTGCGTGTGTCTGTGCCGACCTCGATGCGCACGGTGAGGAGGCGCGGATTGCCGGCAGGGGCGTTGCTGTTTTCGGTCATGCCAGGGCCTCCTCCTGCATGTCGCCGGCCTCCTCGACGAAGGGGTGCTCGGCGATGTCCGGGCCGAGGCCAATCCATCCATCGTCTCGCCAGTGGATGTCGATGCCTTGCTCGTGCATCTGCACGCGCTCAACCAGCAGGCGGGTCAGCCGCTGCTGCTCGGCCGGGAACAACTGCTCCCACACGGCGCCGATGCGCTGCATCGCCACGACCACTTGCGCCTCATCGAGCGCCGCGCCGGCCGGATGGCGCTGGCACGCCCGCCATGTGCCGATCAGCACCTCCGGCGCCGACAGCGCCTCGTGGATCTGGGCCAGCACCGCGTTCTCGATCTCGGCGGCCGGCAGGTGGCCGACATCGGGCGCGCCTGGCGACAGGGTGGCGCCGGCGTTGCGGCGCTTGTGAAGGTAGGGGACGTAGTAGCGGTACGTCCGCCCGTTCTTCTTCTTGACGAAGGTGTGCAGCATGCGCTGGCCATCGGGCGCGAAGAGCAGCCCGGCCAAGAGGGCTGGGTGCTTGGCGCGGTGCTCACGCGGCGCCTGCTTGCGGCGCTCGACGAAGGCGTGTGCGGCGTCCCACAGCGCCTGCGGCAAGATGGCCTCGTGCTGGGCGGTGAACCACGTGCCCTTGTTGCGGATCTCGCCGAGGTAGATGCGGTTGCGCAGCATGGCGAAGATGTACTGCTGATCGATGGGCCGGCCGGTCCGCTGTCGGCCGTCCTGCGTCACCCACGCCTTGGTGGTGTGTCCCTCCACGGCCATCTCTCGAACCAGACGCGCAGCCGACCCATGTTCGGCATAGCGCCTGAAGAGGTCGCGCACCAAGGCGGCCTCGCGTTCGTTGACGATCAGCTTGCGCTCGACGACGTCGTAGCCCAGCGGCGGCATGCCGCCCATCCACATGCCCTTGGCCTTGCTCGCCGCGATCTTGTCGCGGATGCGCTCGCCGGTGACCTCGCGCTCGAACTGCGCGAACGACAGCAGGATGTTGAGCGTGAGCCGCCCCATTGACGTCGTCGTATTGAACTGCTGCGTGACCGAGACGAAGGACACGCCGTTGCGGTCGAAGACTTCCACCAGCTTTGCGAAGTCGGGCAGGCTGCGCGTCAGGCGGTCGATCTTGTAGACGACGATGATGTCGACCCGCCCGGCCTCGATGTCCGCCAGCAGGCGCCTGAGTGCGGGGCGTTCCACGTTGCCGCCTGAGAAGCCACCGTCGTCGTAGCCGTCGTTGACGGCGATCCACCCCTCGTGGCGCTGGCTGGCGATGTAGGCCAGCCCGGCATCACGCTGCGCCTCGAGACTGTTGTACTCCTGGTCGAGCCCTTCGTCGGTGGACTTGCGCGTGTAAACGGCGCAGCGCTTCTTCGCCGTGATCAGGTTCACCGGCGTCCCCGGTTGTCTGTTCGCCCTCATGCTGGCACCTTCTTCTTGTCCCCGGACTTCAGGCCGAAGAACACGGGCCCGGACCAGTGCGTGCCGGTGATGTGGCGCGCAACCGCCGACAGGCTTTTGAATCGCTGACCCCGGTAATCAAAATCGAAGGGACCGCGCACGAGCACGCGGTGCTCGATGTCGTCGTACATGCGCGTCAGCACGGTGCCCGGCAGCAGACGGTTGGCGTCGCGGCGCAGCTGCCGGGGCAGGATTCCCGTCTCGCCGATCTCCTCCAGCTTGCGGCGCACCGAGGACTTGAGCCCTCCGAGGGCGCGTTCCTGGATCTTGTAGGCCAGCCGGCTCTCCAGCCAGGTGCGGTGGTGGTGGTTCGGGCGTTCGTCAAAGTGCTCGTCCCACAACGCCCAGAGGCTGTCCATCGGCAGGTGCGGAAGCTGGGCGATGCGGGCGGTGATGGTGGCCGCGTCGGCGTGAGGTGTGTGTGCCGTCATGGGCGAACTCCGTTGTCGTGATCCGGGTTCGCATTCACGCGCTCCTGGCCGACGAAGCCAAGGCCAACCGCGTCGCTGTCGGCGGCGATTGAAGATTCAGCTGGTGGCTGGTGCCGCCCGCGCAGCCGCAGGAGTGCGGCAGCCAGCAGATCGACGACCTCTTGGTGCGCGTGCCGTGGGTGATCGACCGTTGGACGCGGCGATCTTGGTTCTTGGGTGAGCATGGTTGGCACTCTTGTCTGAGAAACAACCATGCTAGATACTCAGTCCGCTCGCCGTAACGGGTTAGAGCGTGTTTGGGGGGGGAAAGGCGACTTGCACGGCATCCCTTTCCTGTTTTCCGATTCTTGGTTTGGGAAAGGGTATCGACATGGCGACAGCAAAGTCTCAAAAGATCAGCATCAATCAGATCAAGTCTCTGCGCGAGAGCATTGAATCTCAATTGCAGTCAACCCTCGCGGATGACGGCACAATTGACCTGATGAAGCTGCGTGAGAGCAATCAACCGTTGGCTGAAATCTTCGACGTAATCACCCTTAGCAAGACATGGCGCGATGACCCGAAGATGTTTGCAAAGGACGTCGCCAGAATGATGTCAGCCCGGGATGATTCGTCGACGCTTGGGGCAGCGCTTCAGAAGCTGGAGACAAAGCTCGCAAAGAAGGGTAAGTAATCCAGAGGTACAAGCGATTTTGAGCGCCGCACTGGACCGGGTCGGTCGAAACGTATTGGAAGGGTATTGGCGTCAGCGACCGGGCGTTTTTCGCTCGGCCCTTGATGGCAAATTTTTATCGAACTACTCTTCCGAGCGGTTCCTCGGTTGGACAGAGCGCACATCGGGCTCTGTGCGCCTTTTTCAGTCTTTCGACGATGGCAGGTCTCGGTCCGGTTTGTTGACCGAAGGGGGATCCGCCGGCAGAGCGTATGCGCTGCTGTCGGCGTCAAATGCTGCTTTCACGATCCACATGAACGACGTCGAGATTGTGGAGTCCGACGTATTCGATCTTCGTCAGGGTCTTGGAATTCCATACTGGTGGCGGCTCGATGATGTGATCGGGACGCTTTCCAGTCGTGGTTCTGGAATTGGCTATCACGCGGGACATGAAGATGGATTTATTGTTCAGCTCATGGGTAGCCGCAGATGGAGGGTTTGGTCGGACCGCTGCACTCCTATTGATTACCGCCGAGAACTGCTCGCGCCTCGGCCAGGGGCGAACCCCATCATCCACAGGCCGGAGGGCGCGAACGACCTCATCCTAGACGTCGAGCTCCATGCGGGTGACGTTCTGTATATCCCGCCGTTCTTTCCTCACGAAGGTAGTACCTTAGACCTGTCCATCTCTCTTTCGATTGCCTG